CCTCGTTAAAATACAGTACCAAGCGCCCCATCGGTGGGCTTTCAAACTTCAAAACTCCAAACTTGCAACACGTTTGATTTATTCCATTGGACGAAAGATAATACGCACAAACTATCTTACGACACCACTTTTCTTGTGTTTGTCGTAGCATTGTTTGGTATTTATCTAATTTGGAAGAAAATTGTTTCCTGTCGCACGAATTTTGTTGAATCGCTCCACGATGTCGAAATGCAAAGAATCCGTGGAGCTGTTGTACGCAGCCAATCTTTTGTCGTCCCGCGTGTACATCGCGAAAATGTTCCAAAGGTGTTCGGACCTTACCAACCGGACCAATGCCTGCGTTTGCTTGATCAAACCGCAAGCGGAGCACAAGCTGGTGACAACGGTTGCTACTAATGAGTTTTTGAAAGGAATTGGGTTGAAAAGGGGGACTTTATGGTTGAACTCCCTTGCCCCCAGCTGGTTAAATTTCCAGTGGTCGAAGAACGGCATTATTTGCCAGTTCACGCCTAATAGCGAGTACGTTTTTCAGGGCACCAAGGTCATGCGTGATAAGAACCGCATTGTTGACTGGGTGCCAGTTGATAGCCAAGGACTCAAGGGTGAGTTCTTAGAGCTGAGTTTGAGTTATGGTCGAGCCATGAGACGTATGTATCTCGACAGTTGTTTTTACCAAGCGTTGGACCTCTCTTTCGGGATGAGGTCATCCTTCGGGTCAGACAGATTCCGGAGACTCACGGATGATGATGAGGATGCGGTTCTTGGGATCGCAAATGAGGTGGAGGAATATGTGGCACTTCAGTGGCTGCATCCGAGGTGGCTGATTATCGGGAAGTTTGCTTTCAACACGTCCGGCGATGGTGGCTATGATGCCAGAAGGAAGGTCATGATGGAGAGCGGTGACGTCGAGAAAAACCCTGGCCCATTTGTTTTGAATTGCTTGTGGGCATTGTCCGCGTGCTTAAATTTGATCAATGTCGTGTCCGAGTCTGCTGTCATCTGGTTCGATAATGCACGATCCATGTGGGTCACACACTCGCCTTGGTTGATTGAGAGCATCCGACGTCGTTTGCACGATGTCCATTTTGCCCCGCATGTGAGCATGTTATTCCGCCCGTTGTTGATGGTTCGTGACATATTTTGGATATCTGTCAAGCGTGCCGTTGACCATTTCATCCTGACGCCGATTGACGCCTTGGCGTATGATTGTGCTGTTCGTGAACGTGAGAATGAATACTGGCTCAACATATTTGGGAAGACCCCTGTGACGCGGGTCGCTAAGTTGCTCGGAATTGTCACCCCGCCCGAAATGCGTGAAGTTGATCTAAATTGCCAGGTTGCCTATTACCTGCGCGGCAAACCTGATGTGCCTGCTTACATCGGCAGTCCGGTCTTGGATTTGATTCGAGACGTGTTGATAGTGTGGTTAAGCCTGGTGGCGCTCTCTGTGATAGCCTCGTTCGTGTGCTTCGTTGCATACCAGCGGAGAAAGTATGTGCGTGTGGTGAACAAGAATGGTGCCATTGACGTAAATGGAATCAAGGACATGTTCTCGCGTGTTGAGCTGAAGAAGCCTGCGAAGGAGGACGGGCACCAATGGCTGGCTGCTCAACGACGTGGTTTTGAGAAACATGTGCTGGATTGGTGTTTGACACGCGTTGAGCGTGTGCGTGATGTAGGCGGGAGTCGATCACGACACCCTGAACTCGGATTGCAAAAGCATATTTGTTCGCCGCAACTCTGGAATGATGACATCTTGCGTAATTTGATAGCGCCAACGGTGTTTGAGAATTGCGAACGGTTGGGTCAGGATTGCCCTAAGAAACGCGATATTCCGTTTGCGATGCTATCACACGTCGACTACCACATGTCCCAAGATGACCTGGTTAATGTGATCACCGGGCCAACATTCATCATCAATCACGACTTTGCCAGTCAGCCTGCCGGGCTTGGGAAGATAGCAAACGGATTTGAGGCAACTTGCGAATACGGAAACAGGCGTGTCACCATGCGCACGAAGGATGGAACGAAATACGCCCACACGTACCATCTGTGGGACAATGAAGGGTCTGTGGTAACACGATCTGGTGCCTTCGTCTATGTGAGGATTCTGCGAAAGTATGATACTTGCATTTATCTTGCTTACCCTGCTGACGGCGTGTATCGGAACACCGATCAAAATGTCATGCCGATGAACAGAGATGATGCATTGCCAATGTTGGCTGGGTACATCATCGAGAAGGATCACGACCTGGGGGTATTTAGGTTTGACAATGGGTCGCATTGTTTCGATATATCTGCTGATGTCATTGAACGTTGCTCAATCGTTTTCGCTGCGACGCCCAGGGATGAGAAGTATGCGTCTGCTATGATGTCTTTTACAGTTGGCCGTTTGTCAGCCGAGCAGATTAGCTTAGCGAACATTAAGGTCATTGTCTTGTTGGTCGGATACCTTGCTGATCAACATGCTGTTTCAACGACTTATTTAGCCACATGCATTCAAGGGCACCCAGTAAATTTTCGATGGTTCGATTTGTATAGGCTGAGATTGTGGCTGTGGCTTAGTAGAAAGCTGCCTGACACTTTATCAGCCCATTTAAATCGTGGCGTGGACCGAATTATGGTGAACAGAGCTGTTGCATGGACATTCCCAAAGATCATTGTGCCGACGTACGAAATTTACACCAAGCAGGATCGGTCATTCTTTGTTAACGCAAAGCCCGGTCATTTTGGCGTGGATCGCTTTCCAACTCCGCCCTCGCAAACTGATGCCTCCAGTGTTGAACACCCTGTCAGTAGTCCCGGCGAAATCCACTGCGAACGTGATAACATCACTGGAAACGCGCGTGCTGAATCAAACGGTGAAACCACACCCGGCCCTAATCAACGTACAGGAGATCGGGCAAGCGAGCGTTTATATGCTCGATTCCCGATGCCCTCATCCTCTCGGGAAAACCGGAGTGAGCCGGCGAATGATGGACACAGGCAGAAATCTGCCGAACAGCAAGAGCGCGTTAAACCTGAGAGAAGAGATCAGTCAGATGAAGCTGACGGCGACGGACGAGACGAATTTGTTATACCAACAGCAGCAGGCGAAGATGTTCCATCAGGACCGACTAGCACCCTACGACCTGACGAAAGTGGAGCCAAATCTGGTCCCATTCCAACACGTTACTTTGGGTCAGACTGGGTGTTTGACGGTAAAAGAACTACCATCTCGACTTCTCCCAGTGTTGGCCAAGATTTCAAAACGCACCTTGATGAATGCCTGTCGGAAAAAATCCTCACCCTTTCAAACCATGAGCAAAATAAACTCCTCGGATGGATTGATGACAACCTTAACCGCATCAGCGAAATTAACCCCGCAGCTTGCGGCCCAGCTACAGTCAGCCGGATGTGCCAACATATCATGTATAAAGACAGTGCTTCGACAACAAGGATTACTCGGGCTCATGGCGTTGATATATGTGCAAGACGTGTTACGGAAGATATGCCCACAAGACCTGGAACCGCTAGCTTTCGAGGAGTGGTGCTCGAGATATCCAGAGAACAGAAGAGTACAATTGAGGGCCGCCCGCGAGCGGGTCGAAACGATCGGGTGGTTGAAGAAGGACGCCATCGTCAAAAATTTTCTGAAGATCGAAATCAGTACAAACGGCACCGACCCGCGAAACATCAGCCCGCGGAGCGACGAGATGCTGTCCATGCTCGGACCCTACATTAGTGCTCTTGAGCACCAATTGGTTGCGCATCCCGCCCTTGTAAAAGGGTTGAATCTGGATGAACGCATGGACAAGATGAATGACCAGACGAACGGCGCGATCGGCGACTTCCACACTTGGTTGGAAACCGATTACACGCGATTCGACTTGTCATTTTCTCTTGCATATATTAGGTTTGTTGAGAGCCATCTGCTTTCTTTCGCTTTTCAACACAAAATTGATTTCTTATCCTTGTTGGGCATCCTTGAACGAACACGCGGTATCAATGATCTGGGTTTGAGCTATCTTGTGCTCGGTACGCGCTGTTCAGGTGATGCACACACCTCCATTGGCAACGGGTTGGTCAACCACTTCAACACGTGGCTAGCACTTTGTGAGCTGCCAGTGGGATCTTGGGTGTCCTTCCATGAAGGAGATGATGGGATCATTGGTGTGCGTCGTGACTTTGTTGATCAAGCGGTGCATAATATGCATATCATGCCCTGCCTCGGGTTTCAGTTGAAGTTGGATGTTTATCGTGAACTGTCTGACACAAGCTTCTGCGGTC